TTTCTTTAGAATCATTTTCTAATTCTATTTCAGCACCTGGACCAGATGTGTCGATATCGACAGTTTTATTTTCTTCTTGTTGCATAGTTTCCTCCTAGTATTCCTATGTTTAGTATTGATGAAGTATATCTTCAGGATTGTCGATGGTTGCTAAAACTTCATCATCATTTAGCAGTCTTACTTCCCCGCCATCGATCTGGATTCTTGATCCAGCATATCTTGCGAAAATTACCCAGTCACCTTTTTTACACCAAGCACCTTCAGGAAATTTTTCTTTATCATAACAATGTGGTCCCATAGCAAGAACAAGGCCACAAGTAGAACCTACTTGTTGTCGCTCTAATGTATCTTGTCCAAGATATAATCCACCTTTAGTTTTTTCTGGCATTTTAAATGGCAGAACAACTAATCTCCATCCAGTTGGTTTTGGTAATTTATTGGATTCTTTTGTTTTTAAACGTTCATAACCATCTACTTCTTTTTGATGGTCTTCTTTGTATTTATCTAGTAATGCCGATTTAACCTTTGGGGTTTCCGAAGTCGACGACGTTTTCTGGTCTCTCAGTATCATTTTTTTTATCCTCCTTTGGATTTAGCAGGCTTGATATTTCCTGTGATATTCTTAAATAGGCATGTGCCTGTCCCATCATATACTTATATTTTTCCATATTGTCAATACCACCACCAATCATGTTATCACCAATACTTTGATAAGATTCTTTTAAATATTTCTGTATTTTATTTAATATTACTAATTCTTCATTTAACATCTGCTATTTTACCTTTGTTTATACCTTTCTTAATAACATATTTCTGAGTGCCGTTCGCACCTGCATCTACCTCTTTTTTAAGGTTTCGAAATAAGTCTTTTTCTTTATTTTCTTTTTCTTTTTTTTGAAGAAAAGATTCTATTGTTTTTGAGTCTCTCATAAGCGTTAGGTATAATGTTATCAAATAAAAAGTCAAGTTTACCTAAAATTTTGTACATAAATCTATCTATCATTTGCTACCGCCAATGTAACCACCAATAACTCCAATTAAACCTGTAACTGACATTTTCATAAGTACTATTATGCTTTCATCTATAGGTCTATCTTCTTTAACAGCTACCCAATAGTCTCCAATAATAATGATACCTAATAAAGTTAAAACACCTATTGTAATTAATAATATTACAATGTCTTTGTAGTTTTTAATCATTAGCAATTCCACTTTCTAAGTGACTTATTGATTCTTGAATCCGGATCCCTTGCAGTCTTAGCTGAAGTCAATCTTTTCTTCATGCCCTTCATTCTAGCACAAAATGATTTTCTTCTCTTAGCTGCTTTTGATCCTTTTTTTAATTTTGATGGTTTAGTGGTTACTGCTGTTTTTAATTTTGATCCTGGGTTTGCTGCTCTGTAAGATGCAACGCCTTTTTGGTTCAGGCCACCGGACTCAGACTTACCTTCTTTTCTTTGCCATGCTGGCGATTTACTTCCTCTAGCTAATTCAACTCTTTGACCATGTGGATAAGGAACTTTATGTTCTAATTGACTATAAATTTTATCTGTTCCTTTTTGAAATCTTTTTCTAAACATATGTTTTAACGTTAGTTGGTTTTGGTCCCTTATTACCTGCTGCTCTTTTTCGTTTGACAGCAGATGCCTTTTGCCCTTTTGTCATCCGTGTGGCTTTTGCAAGTGGTACGCATTTTGGATATTTCCTTTTGCTCCCCTTCGATCTTCCGCACGGTTGATACTTCCCGTTCTTCTTCGGAGCTCCAATGTCTACCCATTTCTCGGCTACCCATTTTCTTAAACCGCCTTCTGAATAATAACTACGCACATCTTTTCCTTCTAGCTAAACCAGCTCTCATCATACCACCGTCTTTAGCTTTTTTTCTGCCACCTGGTTTTATTTTACCAGAACAAACTCCAGAGGCATACATGTTAGCATATGCAGAAGGATACACTTTGAATTTTCTTTTCGCAGCTGCTTTTCCTTTTGCACAAAGTTTTGCCATTATGAATTTGCTCCTCTTGCTTTTTTGTTCATTCCTTTTTTACATATTCCACCGCCACGTAAATTTACTCTATAGGCTTCATCAGAAGTCATAGATTTTTTTTGTTTATCTTTTTTATACTTATCACTATCAAAAGCAGTTGCTTTAGATTGTATAGTAACAGTATTTTCAGAACCTACTTGACCGTACTTGTCTCCGCCCTTTTTAATACCCATTATCTCCAACCTTTTTTAGCTATTTTTGGTTTACCAGATTTTACTAATCCACCACTTTTTTTATTTACTCTTGCTCTATCTTGAATCTCTTCTGAATCTTTTTTAGTAATCCAATTTTTTTTATCTTCTGAATCTTTTTTAGTAATCCAATTTTTTTTATCTTCTGAATCTTTTTTAGTAATCCAATTTTTTTTCTCTTCTGAATCTTTTTTAGTAATCCAATCAGTCATTATCTTTTACCCTTCATAGCCATCATCATCATTGATGGTTTTTTCTTTTTGTTATCTTTTTTCTTACCTCTTAACATAGCAAAATCTTTTCCAGTGATTTTACCATCACCATCTTTATCTAGTTTTGCTTGTCCACCTGATAAAAAACCTTTTCTAGTTTGTGTGTTGTATCTTCTATTACTCATTTTATTTCCTCTTAATTAAGTCAGTTGCTTTAAGTCCGTAAACGCTCGCTATGACGCCCACGAAAATTGTCTGATACCAAAATGGAAGTTGTGAAAAATATTCGAAGAACAATTTCATCTTTTCCATTGCACTTGGGTCATCAGAAAATACTGCCCATGATAATAATGCAATAGGGGCCGAAAGTAAAATTAAAATGAATTCGTCTTTCCAGTCCGATTGTCTTGCTTCTAATAATTTACCTTGATATTCTGCTTCACCTCTTGCCATTTTTTCAGCATGCAACATTTGTGCATCCGCCATCAACATTTTTGTCTTTTGACGGTTTTTAAAAATGTGAGAGCCAGCTTGAACGGCTAATTTAATAGCACTGAACCACATATTAGTACGCTTTTGATTTTCTTTTCTTCTCTGCTAATACTGCACCTTGACCTTGAACTTCTTCTTCAGGTCCACCGGTACCAATATAGTTGAAAGCTTTGTCAGCAGTTGTTTTTGATCTAGGATCAATCTCAACTTGTTGCTCACTAACTTTTACATCAGTTATTTTATCTAGTTTTTCCATTTTATCTCCTTGGTTTAGATTTTCCAGCCTCTGATAAAGCAATTGCAATCGCTTGTTTACGACTTTTTACTTTTTTCTTCGACTTACCTATAGGAAGTTCACCTTTTTTGAATTCCCTCATAACCTTTTTAACCTTTTTTTCAGATTTTGTCATTTTTTTTCTCATTTATTCGTTTCCTCCTCTAAAAATTTTTACTTTTGGCATCATTGGAGCAGAATTTTTCATCATTGAGTCTGTACTTGGTAAAGTTTTTGATAAAATTGTCTTTTCAATTGATGTATCAGCTCTCAATTTTGCTAATTCTTCGTTTTGTTCAAGTTTTTCATCTTGATTTGCTTGATTCATCATTGTTTTCATTTTGTCTAAGTTAATTTTTTCATCAGACTCTTGTTTTTTACGTTCATTTTCCATTGCTCTAAGGTCTAATTCTCTTGCTCTTAATTTAGCAATAGGATCATTGTCAAATTGTGAAGTAATTTTCTTCTCTTCGTTCATAAATTCTTCCATCATCTCAGCAATCAATACTGCTTTTCTAGATTCTATTTTTTCTTGCATCATTTTCATTTGCATTTGCATCTGTTGAGCCATTTGTGGATTCTGTTGCATCATCATTTGCATTTGTTGTAACTGTTGTAGCTCATCTCTATATTCTATTTCAACTTGTTCTTGAGCCATTAAAGAAATATGTTCAAAAATATTTTTCTCTAATGATGCCATGACCATTGGATTATTTCTTGCAATGTTAGTTGCCATGAAATTTAAGTGAGAAGTAATATGTGCTCTATGGTCTTGACCAGGAAAAGCTTGAAACTGTCTACCACCTAAAGCATCAATGTGTTCTAACGCAGGATCTTTTGGCATTGGTTGCATTGGTTTAATTAACACTTGGTCGATATTTTTTACACCTAATGCTTCATACATATTTCTGTATGCTGCATACATATTGTGCATTTGTGGATTAGAAGTTGCCAGTTGGAGTTCTGTTTGCGCAAGTGAAATACGCTGTGTTTGTGAGAAAATGTTAGGGTCAGCAACTGGCAATATATCTACACGATCATCAAAGTCTGTTTGTTTAATCATTCTTTGACCCCCAACGACATCATACGGATATTCCGGCGGTAGATATAACTTGAATACTCTAGCTAAAATTTTAAATTCATTTTTTAAAGCTGAGTAAATTCTTTTATGAATAGCAGACATAGTTCTTGAACCACGTTCTAATAATGCAACTGTAGTTCCAACTGCTGCTTGTTGATTACCATCACCAACTTGTAAGTCAGCAATAGATGCAAATCTTTGACCTGCTTGAACGACTATACCCATCAAACTTAATAATGTTTGAGAAGGTTCTTTAAACGGAAGCATCATAAATGAATCTCTTAAATTTCCTCCAGGTGCATCTACATCTCTAAATTCTCCTGGTTGAATTGATTGTGCATCATCTCTAATTCTAATACCACGCATTTTAAATCCTGCTGGTAAATTAGATAATGTCCCTGCATCTAGTAATTGTCTTAATGCAGTTGTAGCTGTTCTTGATAAACCACCAATCATATGGATTAAACCAAAACCATAAAAACCTAAACCTGGTAAAAATTTGAAATGTACAAAGTATTGAATTTTATTTTTATTAGGATCACCTACTTCATAGTTTCTTCTAATAGATAATATTTCTCTTGATCCTTCTTCTAGAGTTACAATGTATGGAATCTTAATTCCTGACGGCTCACCATTTTGATCTGTATGTTCAAAACCTTCTATATCTAAATCTACGTGACACTCTAACAAAGTAAATACATCTTCATCTTTTCCAGATTTAGTTACTCCTTCAAGTTCTCTTTCTTTTTTCTCAACATCAGTTTCTCTATCTTGTGGTTTACCAAGATCAACATCTTTATAGAAACCACTAACTTGTTGTTTTCTTAAATCGTTTTCAGAAATTTTTACACGATGAATAATTGCTTCCGCATCATCTAATGAGGTAGCTGTGTACGGAACAATTAAATCATCTGCAGGTACAAACTTTGAAACAGCCCTTTGTTCCATTTCATCGTAGTATACCTTTTTAAAAGCAGAACCCGCTAAAGGTAGATTGAACAACATTTGATCAAACTCCGGTTCATACTCTTTCATTTTTTCCATGATCTCGTAGTTCATGAAATCTTTAACTCTTTGTGCTTGGTCAGTTTTTTCTGGAGTAGGTACTCCTAAAATTTGTGTTCGTACGGGTCCGTCTGCTGGTAATAATTCTTTATATGCTAATGCTTGAAACTGTGTAACTGCTTCAGCTAATACTGGATGTGTTGCACCAGATGCACCTGCAAATGGTTCAGTTCGATTATCATATTTAAAACCTAATAAATCTAAACCGGTTGTATAAGTTTTTTCCCAATCTTTTCTAGACATAGAATAATCCATGTATTTAGAATTAAGATCAGAAGCGAGTCTTCCTAAAACATCATCAGGTAAAAATTCTGCAAGGTTTGCATAATGCTCATCACCACCTTCAGGTGATGCGGCTGCAGGATCTAAATTAATATCTACAGAACCATCTTCGTTCTCTTGTATCTCTACATCATCAGGTGACTGTTGTTCTTCTCTAACTTCTTCAACTAAAGTTTCTTGAAGCTCTTGTTCACCTGGTATTTCAAATTCTTTTCTTGGCTCGTTTGGAAGAGCCTTGTCCATATTGTCGTCTGCCATTTATTTTCTCCGTATGTTCGACAGTTTTAACAGTATTATAAGAAATATTCAAGCCTTGACTCTGGGGCCCTGATGCCGGAGGCACAGTTGTCGTTAACCTTTTAACCATTTTCTAATTGTTTTACTGCTTCTTTTACTGCTTCTCCAAATTCGTATCCATCATCCATAAGCTCCTCAACCTTTTTTCTAAGAGCCATTGTATCCGGGTCCATGCCATCTTGGAAACCAATTCTACCACCTTGTGCCATTTTTGGAAAATACTTTTCAGCAAAAGAATCTATATCCATACCGGTTCCTTCTTGACCTCCTGCTTTAATATACATTTCAGTGACCATTGCATTGTAACTTGTTTCACCACCTTTTAAAAAATTAACTCTGCCACCTGTTGCATACTTTTCTAATTCTTCATCATATTTTTTTATTTTCTCAGTAGCCATGATTCCGGCATCTCCAAATAAAGGTTGAACAATATTCATATATT